TTATAAATCGAGAATAACAAAAGAGAATGCTCAAATTGATGTAAGACTTTCATATAAACAAGGTTTAGATAGACATTATGGTCTGTTAGAACTAGGCGAAGAAGCTGGTGTGTTTAAGAAAGTATCTACTAGATATGAACTACCTGACGGTACAAAAGTATTTGGTAAGTCAATCAATAGTGAGCCTGAAAAATATTTTACAGACGAGGTACTAACAAAGATTGATGAATACACAAAACAAAAATTCACCTACGGACAAGACGAAGAATAAAAGATACACCTTTGCTCAAAAAGAAGGTGATGATTTTTCTTGTGTCAAAATAACAGAGGGTAAATTTAAAGATGTGATTTACCATTATGGTAGAGTTGCATTTGCACCAGAAAGTGAAGAACTTCCTGATGGCAGATTACCTATGAAGTTTGATTACACCGTAAAGAAAAATCCTAATGACCTAGATTTGCTTGACAATAAAGAGTTTATAGATTATATTGGTGATATTTTATTAGAATTATTAGAAGAGAAATTAAAAGATGGTACAGCAATCCAGAATTGAACAAACAATAATCTCTAGTTTATTTTATAGAGAAGACTACACCAGAAAAGTTTTACCTTTTATCAAAGAGGAATATTTTGGTAATCGTGTAGAACAATTGTTATATGCTGAAATATTTAAGTTTGTTGAAAAGTATAATAATCTTCCTACAAAAGACGCCATCTTAATTGAACTTAACAGTAGAAAAGATATTAACGAAGAAGAATTAAATCACTTAAAAGATTATGTAAATGGTATTGAAAATACAGAGGCAGATGAACAATGGCTTACAGAGACAACAGAAAAGTTTTGTAAAGACCGTGCTGTTCACAATGCAGTATTAAGTGGTATTAAGATATTAGATAAGAAAGATACAAAGAGAACACCAGAGGCCATACCACATATCTTATCAGAGGCATTAGCAGTATCATTTGACAAGTCTGTTGGTCACGATTATATTGAAGACGCAGACGCAAGATTTAAATTTTATCATACAAAAGAGAAAAGATATCAATTTGATTTAGATTACATGAATAGAATTACCAAAGGTGGTGTTCCTAGTAAAACTTTGAACATTGCATTAGCAGGCACAGGCGTTGGTAAATCCTTGTTTATGTGTCATGTTGCGTCAAGTTATTTACTACAAGGTTTAAATGTATTGTATATAACTTTAGAAATGGCAGAGGAAAGAATTGCAGAAAGAATTGACGCAAACTTATTAGATGTAACTATGGAAGACCTACATGATATGCCTCAACAACTATACGAAGGCAAGATTAGTAAGTTAAGAGAAAAAACACAAGGTCAATTAGTTATCAAAGAATATCCAACGGCGTCTGCTCATAGTGGGCACTTCAAGTCGTTGATGAATGAATTGGCTCTAAAAAAATCATTTAGACCAGATGTTATCTTTATTGATTACTTAAACATTTGTGCTTCAAGTAGATTTAAAGGTGGCAATATTTCATCATACTTTTATGTCAAGGCAATTGCTGAAGAGTTAAGAGGTTTGGCTGTAGAATTTAATGTACCAATCTTTAGTGCAACACAAACAACTAGAACTGGTTATGTGTCAACAGATATTGGTCTTGAAGATACCTCTGAATCTTTTGGTCTTCCAGCAACTGCCGACTTTATGTTTGCTTTAATATCAAACGAAGAGTTAGAGGCATTAGGTCAGATGAAAGTAAAACAATTAAAAAATAGATACAATGACCCTAGTATTAATCGTGCATTTATCATTGGTGTTGACAGAGCCAAAATGAGATTATATGATGTACAACAAAAGGCTCAAGATATAGTTGACGCAAATCAAGTAGATGAAAAAGAGGACGCTTACAATAAGTTTAGTGATTTCAAGATATGAGTTTAATGGCTTATGCAAAAATTTATAAAGGCGTGGTATCAGATGAGATATGTGCCAAAACCGTATCAGAAATGGACACATTAGATTTTCAAGAACATACTTTTTATAATGCAAATACAGGTGAATATAAACCTAGAAGTGGCTCACAAGAATTATCTATGAGTTGGGGTAATGTATCTACTAAACAAAATTTAAATCAGATTGTTGATGACACAGCTTTTAAATATGTCAAAGAATTAAATATGCCTTGGTTTGACAAATATCAAGGTTATTCTCATGTAAGATTTAACAAATATGCTGAAAATAAAAAGATGGCCTTACATGCAGACCATATCCATTCAATGTTTGATGGTGACAGAAAAGGTATTCCTATATTGAGTGTGTTAGGTGTTTTAAATGATGATTATGAGGGTGGTGAATTTTATTTGATAGATAAAAAAACTGACCTATCAAAAGGAGATGTAATAGTATTTCCTAGTAATTTTATGTATCCTCATAAAGTTGAACCAGTAACGAAAGGAACTCGTTACTCTTATATAAGTTGGATATGGTAAAGAAGAAAAAACAAAAAGTAAGATTTCACAAAGGTGATAGTAGACCAGCAAAAGGATTAAAAAAGAAATTGACATATTCAGTAGAAATGGCCAAAGAAGGAAAGAAGATACTTTGGCATGTATTAGAAGAACCAACTAACAATGTGGTTGGTAAATACTTCTTTGAAGAAGACGCTAATCAACTTGCAGACTTTCAAAATGAACATAGAGTCTGGCAAGAAAATGGTGGTATTCCTAAATTTCTCTGGAACTACTAGTTGCCAAATCGTCCTAAATATAGTAAGGACGATTTATGGCTTATTTACAAACAAAAGACTTCACAAAAAATGCTTCTGCTGGCGATTACGCTGGTAAAGATAGACATAGTATTGTTGAATTTAAAATAAAGGATAAAAAACCCTTTGTTATAAGTGCAACAGCAACTGGACCTAAAGTCTATGGTGTTTCTTATGATAAGAAATCTAAAATACTTGTTTACAAAGAAACACTAGCTTCTAAAAAATATAAAGAAATATCTATACTTAAAATCTTTAAAGACAAAGATTTTGGTGGTGGCGCTGCTGGTTCTGGTGGTGGTGCAGACTTAACAAAGATTACAGAATCAGGTCAATGTTATTATTGTTCTTACGCTTTTAATATTAGAGGTGGTAAAATAACTAAAGCACCTACTATAAAAGAATTAGGTCAAGCTGCTAGGTTTGTTCAGGCAGATATGAATTTGTATGATGTCATGGACAAATGTCCTGATGATTGGTTTGATGTGTTTATTAAAACAGCCAATGTCATAGTAGAAACTTATAAAAATAAAGTTAGTGGTAATGTTTACTTTCATAGAGGCTCTAAATTTATGCAGAAAATCTATGAGGCAAAGGCTGAAGTTATGAAGGCCGATAAAAGGTCTGATAATGTTCAGGCACCAGGTTCTTTTAGTAATGATAAGTGGAATCCTGGTGATATATGGATGTCAACTTATGGTACTACTGATTATGTTTTAACAAACAGATATGAAACATGGTCAGAATTGAATCAACAAGTATTAGAAAAGGCTGGTAAACTTGGTGGTAAAACACAACTATTAGGTATATCATTAAAAAAAGTTGGCGCTAGTGCAAAGATAACAGAATTTAATTTACCAAAAAGACTGCATAATATCATGTCTAGTTACGAAGGCTTTAGATTTGGTAAAGTAGGTAACTTCTTTTCATCACAAGACATTTACATGTACATGAGTGGTCAAGAAGTACAATTTAGAACCTTTAGTGGTGATAGTGCATGGCAAGGAGAAATAAAAGGTGCCTCAGCCGCTGGTGGTAAAATTGGTGGAGGTAATGTTAACTTTTATTGTATGAAACATATTGGTCAAAATATTGGTGGTGGTAGAGGTAATTGGAATGAAAAATCAATATTAAATAGGGTTGATGATGAAAGAGTATATGATTTATATGTGAAGTTTTACAATGAACAAAATACCTTTCAAAAGGCAGATTACCCGATAGTACCAAAAGCTGACTTTATGAGGTTATTTAAAGAACAATCTAGTAACTTTAGAGCTTCAAAATATATGTGTATGTTATTTTTAGAAACCTTTTATAAAGGCACAAGAACTCAAAGAAATAAGGTGGTAACTGAAATGATTAGGTATGCAGCTTCAAATACCGACCAATCTTCTTACTTTATAAAGGTTTCCTAGTATAAATAATAGTGTATTTGTTAATGGTTTTTTTGAAAAAAGTGCTTGCCAAAGCGCTTTAATTATAGTATAATGGGACAAAATGAGAGAGAAAAATGTTTAGTTTTAAGGGGTTTCAGACCCAAGATAAGAATACACACCTAGAACACCTAGAAGATGATATTATCAATAGAGGTGCAGTAGGTGGAGAAAATGCAGTAAACTTCCTAAAAGCAGTTAGAAATATGCTAGCTGGTTCTGGTAAGGGTACAAACATGACCGTTAAATGGGACGGTGCGCCAGCAATTATATGTGGTGTAAATCCTGAAAACGGCAAATTCTTTGTCGGTACTAAATCAGTATTCAATAAAACTCCTAAAATTAATTACACAGCAAGAGATATTGCAAGAAACCATGGTGGTGAAGTTGCAAAAAAACTGAATGTATGTTTATCTCAATTATCAAGATTAAATATCAAAGGCATTTTACAAGGTGATTTGTTATTTACAGATGACCTAAAAGCCATTAATATAGATGGTGAAAAAATGCTTTCATTTACACCTAATACTATAACTTATGCAGTACCAGTAGATAGTGATATTGGTAAAAAAATTGCAAGAGCAAAA